TACCATTAACATGAGTAAATCCTACTTTCATATTTGCACGAGTTCTGATAACAGGTGTAGCAACAGTATCAGCTAAGTTAATAGCTCGTAATGCTTTACCATCTCCCTCTGCATCAAATGCATAGATTAAGTTATCTTTCAAAGTAGCTACGATTGTAGAGTCAGTACCCATTCCACCACACAATACCATCTTAATTCCCAAGTAAGAGAAATCTAATGCTTGAGTTAAGTTAGCCTGAGTATTTGATGCAGCAACAGCAGCACGATAAGCAGTAGCTACAGGAGCAGATACATAGATTCTCAAGTTCTCTTGATTAGAGATTACAGTAGGAGGGATAGCAGCATATACTAGAGCTAATTTAGCAAGTACATTAGATGGTGTAATAGCTACAGGAGATGCAATGTCAATTACATTAGCAGAATCAGCTACTAAAGACTTCTTATATCCATCACATAGATTTAATACAGGAGATGCATCCTCTGTATCACCTCTCCATCGTAACTTCTCAATGTTTTGTGCAATAGTCAAAGACATCTCATTCCAATAGTAATTCATGAAAGATGCTACAGTGAAATCACCATTAGATCCTGCTGTCATTTGTAAAGATACAAAAGACTGCTCCAAATCAAACTGACAAATTTCTGACATTGCAGATAATCCACATACATCAATCTCTACAGATGCAAGAGTATCAGTAGATGCATTCCATCCACAGTTCTCAGCTTGCAATACTTGTCCAAAAAGTACATTTGAGATTTTAGTCTTACTTTTGATACCTGGTAGAGTACGGTAGTTATCTACTGTCTCTTCTGTTAAATAGGCTTTAGAATAGAAAGCCTCACTGTTAGCTTGTAATAATGCACTGTTAGCAATATCCAAGTCAAATCTTAATTGTTTGCTCATTTTTTTTGTTTTTTATTTAGTTATTATTGTTTAAAAATTTACTTACCATACTGAATTTTTCATGGTGTGATAATTTAGTAGCTTCTACTTCCACTACTTCCTCACCCTCAGACATTACTTCCTCCATATGATTTCTTAAATCAGCTATCATTGCTATTAAAGCATTGATTTGCTCATCAATTACAGGTTGAACTATAGCCAAAATAGCTTCAGCATCGGCAGCAGGATCAATAGCCATCTCTTCTGTGGCAGGTGTCTCCTCTATTACTTCCTCTTCTACTACTGTCTCTAGTGCAATCTCTTCTGTTAGCTCCTCTTCAGCAGCAACAGGCACATCTCTTATCTCAGTAACTTCTCCATCTACTACTATGTAGATTTTGCCCTCAATTAGATGCTCTCCATCAGGTAACTTCATATTATATTTATTTATTTGATTACTTAGTTTTAAGCCTAGAAATCCCTCTATTGAGAATCCTATCTGCTCATTCTTTACTAGCTCATTATAGTACTCCTTATCAGTTACCTGAGCTGTTACCATTAATGTGCCTTTAGGTACTTCAATACCATAACTAGAGTAGGCTTTATCTTTCTTAGGATCTTCTACTATCCATGCCTCAAGTACATAAGCAGGTACAGTCTTATCAGTATCATGCTCTAGGTTAAAGACATTCCTATTAGATAAATCTTTCATGAATTTAGAATGTATGTTTTCTATGGTCTCAACTGAGAACTGTACATAGTACTCATCACCATCCTCATCATTCCTATAGATTTCCATAGGTATCATGGCAGGAGCTACTACTCTATACTTTAAGTCATCTGAGAAAAACAATTTCTTATGCTCATCAAATGCTAGACCTTTGGTAATAATGGCAGGAGTTGAGGTGAAAGCTATTTGCTCAATCCCTAACTCTTCACCATCTGAATACTCAGGCTCTATAGTAATTTTATAGATTGGTATGTCTTTTGTCATAACTATATTATATTTTTTTTATATTTGTTCAAAAATTAGAAATTATGATAAAATTATTCGGCAAAGAAATCCCATCTAAGATGGATGAATTAACATTAGAGCAGTTCCAAAAGATATCTGCTATCCATAACAGTGATGAGTATGATACTCTTGAGAAACATTGTAAAGTCTTTGAGTATCTAGGTATAACTGAGGAGGAGATGGATGTAGACTTTGACCTGTTCTTAGCTAATGTTAAAGAGTTTAATAATAATAACTATGATAAGAAAGATCCTGTAGAGGAGATAGAGATAGATGGCTATATCTATAGAGCTGAGATGAAGCTCTCAGTGAAAGATAGTAGGATTGTTGAAAAGATTGTTAAAAAAGATAATAAAGAATATATATCAGACATCATGGCTCTAATGTTTAAACGAACTGACCTATCCAATACTGAGCATTATGATCCTGCACATCTCAAGCACAAAGCTAAACTATTCAGCAAGCTCAAAGCAGATATCTCTATCCCTTACCTTACCTTTGTAACCTACAAAATAACTAACCATGCAGAATCTCAAGCTCCCAAAGAATTGGAATCAGATATCAGTGAGTCAGTTCCTGGAGATCAGGAGGCTGAGCAGTGAGGATGGGATGTTCAACTATCAGATTGATGTACTTTCTGCTTTAACTGATAGCGATATCTCTGAATTTGAAGAGCTAGATATAGATGAGTTAACAGTATTAACTGAGCAAATTAAATGGATTAATTCAGAGCCATCTAAGAGGTATAAGAATAAGCTAGATAAGTATGTACTCAAGCCATTCACTAAGATTAGTCTAGGAGAGTTTATAGACCTAGAGCATTACTTCTCTAATAACTACCTAGACCACTTCTGCCACATCTTAGCATTGCTGTACAGGAGAACATCTAAGAATGTTTATGGTGATGATATCATTGAGCCATACAATTACAGCCCATCAGATAGATTAGATTGGTATTTAGACTATAAGATTACTGATGTTTATGGATTGATACCTGAGTATATTAAATTTAGAGAGAACTTTACTAATACCTATACTAATTTATTGGTAGATGTAGTACCTGATGATGAGGTGCTTGAGGATGCTGATGAGATTAAGGAGCAGAAGAGAGAACAGGAGAAGCAAAAATTTGCATGGGAATCTACTATCATGGCTCTATGTAATGATGACCTAAGTAAGTTCAATGATATCTTAGATATGTCAGTAGTGTTAGTCTTTAATATCTTAGGGATGAAAAAAACTTTAGACAGTTAATGGATAGTTAGGAGTAAATCCTGCAGGAGGATCTAATGCATAGAATGTATAAGTCAATCTCTGATCACTTTCTAATATTTCAGCTACCTCTAAGATAGGATAGTTCTGAGATATCCATTCTACATACTGTCCATATATCTCATTAGTGATACCTGCAGCTGCTAGCTCTCTAGTAAAAGTATTTACATAATCTCTAGGAGTAATTACTCCACCATTCCATAAGAAAGCACCGTTATTCAAAAAGATAAAGTAATACATAGCTACTATCTCAATCTCTAAGCTACCGAATCCTGTTACCTTAGCATTGATTCTTATAGACTCTACTAGTGTACCATTATTCTCTACAATATCATTCCTTAAAATTCTCTTTAAGATGTTAGCCATTCTCCTACGAGTAGGATACTTTACATTAAACTCACCTGTATTCTTATATGCCATAACTATATTATCTTAATTAGTTATTTTGTTCAGGAATTTGACAATTTGTCCATGACTTAATCACTACTGATATATTCATCTGCCACCCTGCAGCATAGTCTAATAGATCATTATTCAATGGTATGAATGTAGGCTGTCCATCAATATCAAAGTCATAGTCATCACTGAATGTAAACTCTAGATATAGATCCTGGAGTATCTGCTGAGTATCACTTAGAATAGTAGTGATGTTAGCTCTATCCATCTGTATGATATCAAAGCAATACAGCTCTAAATTAAAGATAGTGACATTCTCATAGGGAGTAACTCCTGTAGGTACTACATAGACCAATGGATACTTCTCATCTTTAGTAGCAAAGTTCACCATTTGCTCTTTAAAGTCTGAGCCTACCTTTTTTACCTGTAGGTGATTGTCATAGAATGTAGTAATCTTATCTACTATGGATTGATAGCTTATCATAATACTGAATTATTTTGTATGTTATTAATATGATTCTGTGATGCTGTTATCTCAGTCTCAGATACTACTGCTGTTACTGTTATGTTATTAGAGCCACCTCCTGCAGTCACTTGACTACCTGTGTTAGCATTACCAAATAGACTAGGACCTGATGCTGGAGCTACTGCTGTAGTGGATGTTCCACCCTCTGCAGTATTAGGTGCAGTACCTGATGGACCTCCTCCACTACCTAAGGCTGCTAGAGCTTTGCCACTACCTACAGCTATGCCTGCTATACCTAATCCTGCATTAACTTTATTAAGTGTCAATTTACTTGCTAAATATGCTACTCCTGCAGGCCCCATTAAAGCTGCTGCTGCTGTATCTGCTGCATTAGCTGCTGCAGTAGAAGATATAATCTTAGATATACCCATAGCTGCATCAGCTATAATCACTGCTTTTTGTAATGCTTTACTTTTACCTGATACACTTTTTAATAAATTAATAGCATTATTAGCTACATCAAATTGAGCAGATGCAATGTCTTGCTGTCCTTTTACTACTGCATCATCTATAGCTTTTTGCTTATCTGCTTCAGTTTTCTTTAATGCTGTTGTATCCTCTGCATATTTTTTCTTTAAATTAAATAAAGCTAGTTCATTATCTGCAAATTTAATTAAATCAGCAGCATACTTATCATACAATTTCTGCTCTTCAGTATCAGTCAATGCAGCAAGTTCAGCATTATAAGCATCTATCTTAGCTATATTAGCTGCATGAGATGCTGCCTCAGTAGCCTTAGATGCATCATCATATTTTTTCTTAATGGCTGCCTCCTGGATACCTTGAGCTTCTATTAATGCAGTAGTATCATTCTTATATTTAGTAGCTGTCTCTATCTTTATTTTATAGGTAGCAGCCAAATCATCTAGCTCTACCTGTTGAGCAGTCTTAGTAGAATCAGTTACTATCTTTCTAGCTGCAGCAATTTGTTCCATTGATGCTTTATCTGCAGCTGCATATTTCTCATTAGCTGCCTTTTGTCTAGCAGCAGCTTCTTTATTATCAGTATCTGTTTTAGTTTTAAGATCATCTACTTCTTTTTTATTAGCAGCATTTTTAGCTACAACTTTATCACTATTAGCTTGCTTTATTATTTCATTCTCTGCATCTACTTGCTTTTTTAGTTCTAATCTTTTATCCTCATAAAATTTACCATCCAAAGCTTTAATAGAATCTAATTCTTTTTTAGCTTCTTTCTTTCTTACATTAGCCTCTCTTATCTTAGTATTACTTACTTCCTCCTCTAGCTTAGTAGTATTTTCTCCTGCTGCTTTAAGTTCAGCAATCTCTCTACCCAAATCTCCTACTACCTGAGCCTCTCTTGCTTTAGATGAATCACTTACTCTCTTATTAGCTGCTGCAGTTTTCTCTGCATTATCTTCTGCTGCAAATGTTGTAAGTCCTAACCAATCGGTCATAGCTTTGAAGCCTGCAATCATAGCATTAACAGGAGCCATTAGTGCAGCTATCACATCATCTAATTTACCAAAAGATTTCAATACTAAAGCTATAGCAGCTATAATAGCAACAATTAAAATAGGTATATAAAAAAATGGATTGATTAATATTTGAGCTCCTAGTTTTAGGAATGCTTTACCCATAGTACCTACAGTATCAGTCAATCCTTTTAGTGACTTAGTGATATCAGACTTACTAATACCACCTAAAGCTGTAGCAAAAGTCTTAGACTTCTCTGCTGCCTCCTCAAAGTCCAATGACATCAATGAGTCTTTAA